GAGCGGAAAAAATATTTTTTACAATTCTCACGTGAGGGGAGGGGGGTACAATGGCGAAATTAAGTCGAAAGAAGCAAGACGAGTTGATTCAGAGAGAAATTGACCGGCTTAACGCGGTGTTCGACGAGTTGCCGGATTATGAAAAAGAAGTGGCAAAGGCACTGATTGAAAGGGTCGCCTTTATGACGATTCAACTAGAAATTTTGGAAGAGGAGATTAAAGCCAAAGGTCCAACATACACCTTCCAAAATGGCAAGCAAAAAATGCTCGTCGAAAACCCTGCTCAAAAAAGCTACAACACAATGATGAATCGATATACGGCTGCTTACAAAGAACTTTTCAATCTTCTCAAAAAAATAGGCTCAAATAGTGATGAAGATGAGTTCGAGGACGTATAACTATCATCCGTATATCGATGAATACATGAGGATGGTCGAGCAGGGGGAAATTGAAGCATGTGAAGAACAAAAGAAGCTGATGGAGTTTTTGCGCTGGAAGCTCGATCAACCGAATGTAGTTATTGACTATGGAGCTATTCAAAAATCAGTAGAGATTCCAGGGCGATATTTTCCTTTCGGTCTCTATCCTTGGCAGAAATTTATTAACGCTTTTATATATGGAGTTCGATACGATGACGGTCGATTAATGTTCGATCGTTTTCTTATTTTGTTAGGTCGTGGCGCTGGAAAAAATGGATATGTTGGATGGAACTCTTTCTATATGACGACCGGCCATCATGGAATTAGGAATTATGATATTGATATCGTTGCCACATCCGAAGAACAAGCAAAAACGTCATTTATGGATATCTATAACGTCCTAGAGGATCATTGGTCGAAAGTCAAGAAGGCGTTCTATAAGTCTAAAACCCTCATTCAGCATCGAGGCACACGATCGAAGGTAGAGTATAATACGTCCAATGCAAGAACCAAAGACGGAAAACGAAGCGGATGTGTAATCTTTGACGAAGTACATGAGTATGACAGCTACGACAACATCAAAGTATTTACTTCTGGATTAGGGAAAAAGGAAGATCCCCGGACTTTCTATATTACTACAGATGGATATGTCCGAGGAGGGGTTTTAGATGACCTAAAAGAAGAAGCGCGAATGGTACTAAACAAGGAGATGCCGAATTCCACTCTGTTTCCGTTTATCTGCAAATTGGATGATGAGAAAGAAGTAGAAGATGAGTCAAAATGGGAAAAAGCGAATCCAAGTTATCGGTACAACAAACATCTGCAGCATGAAATGAAAAAAGAGTATGAGCTTGGTAAAATCAATGCGGCGATTCGAATCGAATTCATGACAAAGCGAATGAATATGCCGATTGACGATACACGAAAAGAGGTTGCGACATACGAAGAACGATTAGCAACGAATCAGCCATTTCCAACAAACATGAAAGGGATTGAGGCAATCGGAGGACTTGACTATGCACAAATCAGAGACTTTTGTGCGGTAGGTGTGTTCTTTAAACATGCAGGGAAAAGGTATTGGCTACATCATACATTCATGCACCATACAGCTCCAAAACTACAGGCAATTAATCAAGATATTATTAACTTGGCTATCGAAAAGGGGCTGTTAACTGTTGTATATGATGATTCTATTAGATCAGATCATATCGTCAACTGGTTTGTAGAAAAAAGCAAAACGTTTCGCTTTAAAAAGATTGCTATGGACACGCATCGTGCATCGATCTTAGAACAGGCATTTGAAGAGGCGGGGTTCGAAGTGGAAGTCGTTAGAAGAGGTCCGATTACACATTCTAAACTTTCCCCTCTTGTCGAAGAAATGTTCGTGAATCATACGATCGTATTTGGCGATGATCCACTCATGAGGTGGTACGTTGGAAATGTGTACAAAGAAGAGAAAGCGAATGGGAACATCGAATATAAAAAAATCGATAAAGAGAAGCGGAAAACAGACGGGTTTTCCGCTTTTTTACATGCGTTAAACTTCGATTCTGAGTTACAAGAATCTATTCCAATCACAAGAGAAAACATCAGTCGAATCTTTAAGTCATTTAGCACCTGAAAGGTGGTGAGACAGTGGGATTTTTGGATTGGATTAGCGGTTTATTTGGTTCAAGGAATTCTATTACGCTGACGGAGTTTCAGGCACTATCTACAACTGCCTATTACAAAAGATTGGCAGTTGAAACGTGTATTGATCTGATCGCAAATACTTTGACTAGGTGCGAGTTCCAAACATTTGAGAACGGCAAAGAAAAACGTGGCGAAAATTATTATTTGTTGAATGTCCAGCCGAATCAAAATCAAAATGCATCCGAGTTTATACACAGTTTGGTCAACCGTCTCATTATGCAAAATGAATGTTTAGTGATTATGCAAAATGATCAGTTGTATATTGCGGATGGCTGGATCAAAAATGAATTTGCGTTGAGAGAAAATTATTACACACAGGTTCAGATTGGAGATTTAGTGTTTCAAAAGGTGTTCCTTGAATCGGAGGTCTTATATTTTAAATTAAATGACCGAAACATGATGGAAGTCATCCACGGGTTGTATGAGGATTATGGAAAATTAATTGCTTCGGCCATCGGTTTTTATAAAAGAAAGAACAACAAAAGAATGTTGATTAAGGGAGATTTCTTACGACCACAGGATGAGGAAACACAAAAGCTGATTGATGAAATGTTTGAAAAACAATTAGCCGACTGGTTCAATGCCGATAAACCCGGCGTTGGCTTTCAGCTTCAAAAAGGCTATGAATTCGAGGATATGAGCGATAGTAAAAGCGGCGTCTCCCAAAATAGCACAAGCCGAGATATTGCCGAATTGGTTAACGACGTTATCAATTATGTAGCTATGTCTTTCCATGTTCCCCGTGGTTTGTTGAAAGGAGATATTGCGGATGTAGAAAAGCACATGGATGCTTTTCTTCTATTTTGCATTAAACCTATCGCGGAATTAATCCAGGACGAATTGAATCGAAAGATGTACACCAAACAGGAATATTTGAGTCGAACGTATCTAAAGGTTGACACGAACAACTTGAAGATAGTTGATATTACACAGCTGGCCACAGCTGCAGATAAGTTGTTTGCTATTGGTGGTTTGTCCATCAACGACATCTTAACGATGCTTGGAAAGGAACCGATCAATGAGGATTGGGCAAACAGACGATATGTAACCAAAAACTATCAAGAGGCCTCGAAAGGAGGTGAAGGGGGATGGTGAAGAAAATGGAGCTGCCTAAAATCAACAAACGTTTTGAGGTATTCAATCAAGCAGAATCAAACGAAGCTGATATGTTTCTTTATGGGTCTATTGGTTCCGGTTGGTTTGCCGATATTTCATCAAAAGATGTGAAAGCTAAACTAGATAGTATTAACGCAAAGACCATCAATGTTCATATCAACAGTCCAGGTGGCGATGTGTTTGAGTCCATTGCGATTCATAATTTACTCAAAAACCATAAGGCTTCTATCAATGTTTACATTGATGGATTAGCGGCGTCGGGAGCATCGGTCATTGCGATGGCAGCCGATAAAATCATTATGCCGCGTAATACAATGATGATGATACATCGGGCTTGGACATTTGCATACGGCAATGCAGCCGAGTTGAGAAAAATTGCAAATGACCTAGAAAAAATTGATACGGCTGTTACGGAAAGCTACACATCCCGTTTTGTTGGGGAGCGATCCGAATTGGAGAGATTGCTTGATGAGGAAACCTGGTTAACTGCGGCCGAGTGTAAAGCCTTGGGGTTTTGTGATGAGGTCGTAGATGAAATTGCGGTTTCAGATGAAAACGAGGACGACCAAAAGAAAATATCGGCAAAAGAGGAGATTCTAAACAAATATATCGCTGTCTCTTCTGAAGGAAAAGTGGTAGCAAAAGCCGTTTGGCCAACAATTGAAAACAATCATCAAACAAAAGAAGCAAAACCAATGAATAACGCAAATTTAATCTATCAATTCTTAAACTCATTTACACGGTCGGCAAACGACGGTGTTTTTTATTTTAAAAAGGAGGTATAAACATGGCCATTAAAAACTTAGATCGTGAAGTAAAAAATGAAATGGAAGTGAAGGAAAGTTTATTGAAAGCATTAAACAGCGGTGATGAAAAGGAATTGGCAGAGGCTTTTACGAAGTTCGCTAATTCGATTCAAGAAAATATCATCGCAGAAGCAAAAAAAGCGGTAAATGAGGATTTAACCGACCAACAAGCGATGGCTGCCCGTGGACTTAAACCATTGACAAAAGAGGAAATGACTTACTATAACGAAGTCATCCAAGGGCAAGGCTTTGACGGGGTAGAAAAATTAGTTCCTCCGACTGTCATTGATCGAGTGTTTGAAGATTTGGTTCGTGACCACGAATTATTACAATATATCGAATTCGTGAACACAACAGGGATTACGGAATGGATTATGAAAAAAGGCGACATTCCAACAGCTTGGTGGGGCAGACTGACGGCGGAGATTAAAGAAATTTTGGATGAAGGGTTTGAAAAAATCAATACAGATTTATTCAAACTCTCTGCGTTCCTTCCAGTCGCTAAGGCGATGCTGGATTTAGGACCGGTGTGGCTCGACAAATATGTACGTACCGTTCTGACCGAGGCGATGGCGATTGGCTTGGAAGATGCGATTATTCGAGGAACTGGAAAAGAGCAACCGATTGGGATGATGAAGGATTTAGCCGGAGCTGTAGTAGACGGTGTGTATCCAGACAAAGCAGCAACAGCATTAACCGATTTGTCACCTAAATCGTTGGGGCAACACGTGATGGCTCCACTTACAAAGAACGGCAAACGAAAAGTCAGCCAAGTGTTATTTGTAGTCAATCCATTGGATTATTGGGAAAAAATCTTCCCAGAAACTACATTTCTCACTCAAAGCGGCACATATGTTTATGGAGTTCTTCCAATCCCAGCAAAAGTGATTCAATCCGTTTCTGTCCCACAAGGGAAACTCATTGCTGGTTTAGGAAAAGATTATTTCTTGGGTGTGGGTTCTTCTCGAAAAATTGAGTATAGCGATGAAGTACGAATCATTGAAGATGAGCGCGTGTATGTTACAAAACAATATGCGAATGGTCGTCCGAAAGACAATGACAGCTTCTTAGTCTTTGACATTACGAATCTCGGTGTCCAAACACCAACTCCATAACGGAAAGGAAGTGACATTACATGAAATATCGTGTATTGCATGATTTCATTGAAAAACAACACAAAAACACCCTGTACAAAAAAGGGGAAGAGTACCCAAAAGAAGGATTCAAAGCAGATCCTGAACGGGTTGCATATCTCCAATCGAATCAAAATCCGTACCAAATCGCTTTTCTTGCTTCTGCCGTAGAAGAACAAGAGAGCAAAGAAGAGGAAAAACAAGCGAAAGAATCATCGAAAGAAAAGGAAAGCAGTAAAAATCAAAAGAAAACACCTGCTAAAAAGTAGGTGATTTTGAATGGATGAATCAATTCTTCAGCAACTTCTTTCTGATTTGAAAGATCGGCTGCGGATCACATGGAATGAAGAAGATGAACTGTTGAAAAAGTTAATTCGGCGATCGGAGGCGTATTTGTCTGAACTGACAAATGCGTCTTTTGATTTTTCAAAAGAGGATTGGCCGAAAGACATTCTCCTGGAGCGGTGTCGTTATGTTTACAACAACGCAGGGGACGAGTTCGAAAATAACTTTCGGCATGAATTATCTCGGCTCGTTTTAGCGGTGGCCATCGGGAAAGTAGGTGTCATTCGTGGCAGTGAAACCGTACCGGGAGATGTTGAATGATGGTTTTCTTTCGTATGGACATAAACAAACACAGCGTTCAACAACCGGTAAACGTATTGGAGAAGTGTTTACGGAAGAAGGAAAATTGGCATTCAAAGAAATGTCATGCCGGGATCAAGATTATCAGATGGTTGGAATTATGGGAGCTAGTTTGGATCGAAAGGTCAAAACGTTATACCCGCCTTCTTTCCGATCGATCAACAAAAATAAATTAAAAGTTGTAATCAACAACATTGAATATGATGTCATCACGGTCGATTCTGACAGGGTGTACCTTTATTTCTACCTGCAGGAAGTAGGTGCGATCAATGAATGAAAAAACGAAAAGGTTTATGCGTGAACAAATTGACGCATTAGTCACCGGTTTAAAAAGTCATTTTGGACTTCCAGTTTATGAGGATGAGATCGCGGAGGACGAGGAAGCAACGTTGTCCGAGTACAATTGTTTCGTGTTCGAGACCGGCGAGTTTCGAACAACAAACAATATCAAAAACGTAAATCAGGATATTTACGTCTATTACTATTCCGAGAATCGAGACGATGTGGATGAACAAACGATTGATATTATTTCCATCATTTCGTCCGTTAAGGGCATAAATTTTGTCAATACGGTCAAAGAACGCCTTCAAGAGAAAGACACCGATCGCTATGTGGATCGGGTAACACTTGTTTTTAGGCGGGTGATTCCGATTGAGTGTCCGGTTTGAAGTCGATTCTAAAGCACTGGAACATTTAGCACTGAAGATGGCGAAGTTGCCGAACAAAATGGAAAAAGTGACGAATGATGTTTTGCATACCGACGGAATCCGAATAGCCGTGGAGGAAATTACGAAGCTCATCCCTGTCTCGACTAGAAAAGGAAAAATTCGAAACAAGAGACACGCAAAGCACAGTAACTGGAGTGATCATGAAAAACTCAATCTTGGTTTTGTGATTAAGGCAAGAGGGGGAGCTGCCAACAAAAGAGGTAGTTTTGGTTATCTTGTTTTCCCCAACGCAGGTCGGGGAGCTCATAACCCACTAGAACAACGGTTTATGGAAAGGGGATTAGAAGTGGCTACTCCTAAAATCCTTGCCAAACTACATGAGAAAATCGATCAAATTTTAGAGGGGGAATTCTAATGACTACTGTTATTCAAGAATTTGACGCGGTTTCGATTAAAAACGCAAGTGTTCAGTTTATTCAAAACGGAACACAACAACCTGGAACTAAATTTGGAGCTGTTGGAACGATTGAAGGGGAAACTGAAGGAGTTGAAATTATCAAAAAGTGTGAAGGTGTTGAGGTGAAACGAAAGTTCAAACCAGTAAAAATGAACCTGACCGTTAATGCTCATATCCCTGTCCAAGTAGCTCGTGATTTCTTTGGGTTGAAAACAGAGGGGCTCAAGCCTGGCGTTTGGGCGTATGGTGAACTATCGAAAGGAAAACAATTTGTTCTTACAGCGGATGTGATCGATGAGTTTGAAGATGTCAAAAAGCTCATTGCTTTTCCGAACTGTTCCAACAATACAGGATTTAAAATTTCAATTGAAAACGGCGCAGATGAAGTTGCAATGCTTGAAATGCAATTTACTGCATTGAAGGACAGTTTAGGGAACTTTTATTACGAGGCATTTGTTGATGAACTAGATTCAACCATTGCAAGTCAATGGCATACACAATTCAACACCGATTTAGTGAAAGCAGTTCCAACCCCATAAGCCCCTATCTATTCACAGGGGCTTTTTATTCTTGAGATTGAGAAGGTGAGGGAAAGTAAATGAAAGTGAGAAAAATAACTCTAAAAGACGTTGAGATAAGAGAAGTAAACGGCGAATTTGAAAGGGTGTTTGTTAATGAAAAAACGTATCCGGCGTTTTTAACCAACTATTCTCTTAAAAGAGGGAAAGAACTCGGATTAATTGAAAGCTCTATATTTACAAGTCTCTTAAAAATGCAGGAACTTGAAGCATTGGCAAGAGGAGAAAATGAATACGTTGATCCGGCCGTTTTTGAACAAATTGACGAAACCAAAATGCAGCAGGTCATCTATATGGCCTTAGTAGGTGCGAATAAACATCTGGACCTCACGTTTGATGAATTTTTGCAAAAGTATCATGACCCATTCGAAAATACCGTGGAGCTCTATTCAAATCTGATTGTCGATTTAATTGTGTCGGACCCCAATCAATTCGCAAAAGGACTCCAACAAAGCATGAACAAAAGTAGGAAAAATGAAAAAAAGTCCAACCGCCGACGCTAAAAATTGAATGTGTGGAAGATTTGTACGTTTTGTATTGCATTGGCGCAGGGATCGACTCTGAAACATTTTGGCATGAACCTATTGCGTCGGTGGAACGAATCTACCAAGGAGCGGTTGCATTTGAGGGATGGCGCAACAATCCAAAAGAGAGGTAGGTGAGACTGGTGACAAACCAATCAGAAGTTAGGGTCACATTTAGGGTTTTTAATCAGGAATTTAATAAAGCGGTCAAAGACATGAATCGTGAAGCCCAAAAGCTCCGGCAGGAGATGAAACTGCAAGAGGAGCAAATGAAACACACGGCTAGTGAGTCTCAAAAATATGAAGCAAGATTAGAAAATTTACAACGGCTTTACGAGATTGCACAACAAAAAACTCAGGCGACCGCCCAGCAACTTGAAAGAGTGAGACAGCAGTTTGGTGCCAATTCCAACGAGGCCAAACGAATGGAAATGGAACTTTTAAAAGTTCAAGCTGCCGAACAACAGTTGGCCAACCGGATGGAAGAGACCAGTCGGAGCCTGCGCCTCGCTATCGAAATGGAACGTGCCCGAACAAGTGAAACGGCAAAAGCGAAAGAACAGCTCCATGTTCTTCGACAAGAGGAAGAACGTTTACATGCTACGATGGAAAAGCTGAACGCCGAGTACGATCTTCAACGTGCCAAACTCGATGAGAGTGCATCTGAATCCGATAAACTGCGTCTACAGATTTCACAGTTGAACCAAAGCCTAAACCAAGCGACCCAACAAACTCGGTTATATGAGCAGCAATTAGAACAAGCCAAAAAGGTTTATGGTGAAAATTCAACCGAGGTTAAACAGTATGAAACGAAATTATTAGAAGCACGTGCGGCGGAAGAAAAATTGGCGCAGGAGCTCAAAAAAGCCAATCAGAATTTACGGGAACAAGAAAGCATTGCCCGTCGTGCTTCAGATGCCTTAGATGGTATAGGAAACCGGACGCAACAAATCGGAAACTCGATGGCTAGTTCATTAGCTCCGGCTGCCGCAGCGTCGGGGTTTGCGTTTTTTCAGATGATCGAGGGAGCTCGTGATTTTGAAAAAGAAGCGAGACGTGCGGCTATACTGACTCAAGGTTCCTATGAAGATGTATCGAAGGCCATATTAGACATGGCTAAAGATTCTGTATATACAACGGCCGAAGTCGCAGCAGCGTTTGCGGAATTAGGAGCCAAAGGTTTTGATGCTGGGAAGGCAACAAAAGCACTACCTGGAATTCTTAGTGCGGCTGCAGCCAGTGGAGAAGATTTAGGCCTAGTAGCGGATACCATTACCTCCGCATTAAATTCTTTTCGACTTGAAGCGAGCGAGAGTGGACGAGTGGCAGATGTTTTAGCTCAGGCATCGAACCAATCAGCTGCAGGTGTTTTAGATATGCAGTACGCCTTCAAGTACGCAGCCGGTCCTGCCGCACAGCTAGGATATTCCATTGAGGATCTTGCTGCTGCGGTTGGAATCATGGTGGACGCAGGTGCAACAGGAGAGCAAGCTGGTACGACCTTGCGGGCTTCGCTATTACGTTTAGTGGACCCGCCAAAAGAAGCAAAGGAACAACTTGTGCGACTAGGTGTTAGCATCAAAGATCGAAACGGAGAGATGAAGTCGCTGTCTCAAATTGTCGCCGAGCTCACAAAGGGCATGGACGGTATGACGAATGCCCAAAAAGCGTCAGCGCTAGCAACGATTTTTGGCACAGAAGCCGTCTCTGGAATGATGGCGTTAATTGCTGCGGGACCTAATAAAATTGATGAAATGACAGCTTCACTTGAGAATAGCGCGGGAGCATCCCAAAAAGCAGCAGATGCCATGTTAGAAGGATGGGCCGGGGCGCTCACCAAGATGGAATCATCGCTAGATAGTGCTTCAAAAGTCTTTGTGAATTCTTTAGCGCCCGTCATTGAAAGAGTAGCCAATATCATTGAGGGAATGGCCAACAAATTTTCAAATCTTTCTCCGACAACCAGAACCGTAATTGCGGCCATAGCAGCTCTGACCACTGTCCTGCTAGCACTAGGGACGGTTGTAGGGTTTATGATTACTTCTATTGGCGGGGCGACCTTGGTCTTAGGCAGACTATTTGGCGCTTTTAAAAGTAATAATGTTGCTGCAAATCAATCCAAATCAGCGTTCCTTTCTTTTGGGAAAACAGTCGAGACTTCTAGCTCTAAACTCAATTTATTCGGAAGAACAGCCGGATTATTGTTGGGACCCTTTCGGCTATTAGGTTCATTATTCACCATGTTCTTGCCACATATTGTGTTTTTTATTGCCCGCAATGAAGAGGCAAGGAGAGTCATTATCAACACCTGGAATTCGATTGTCCAAACGATACAGCCTGTATTAGCCCGAATCATGGATGCACTCCGTCAATTGAAACCTGTTTTTCAACAAATCGGAGCGTCTTTAGGGAACACTTTCGCTTCTCTAATGAAAACCGTGACCAGTTTAATAAAATCGATCGGTCCGGCGGTCGCTAGTTTCATAGGATCTATTGGTGGGGTGGTTGCTTCCATAACACAAACAGGAGGACGTTTATTAACCGCCTTAACTCCTATCCTTCAGGGAATCCTAACTTTTGTGAGCAGTATCCTGGTCGCGTTACAACCGGTTTTAGATGAGTTTGCGAAAATGTTTGAGGAGCTAGCGCCACAGTTTGAGCAAACAGGGGTTATTTTATCCCAAAGTTTTCAACAGTTAGCACCTACTTTTGCAGAACTGGGTCGGGCATTAGCGGAACTTGGAGTAGTGATAGGGGGAGCATTTGCCCAGATCGCCCAAACAATGATGTCTATATTTTCGATTGTGTTGCCACAATTAGCCCAAACCTTTTCATCCCTATTGCCGGTTATCTTGCAAACTGTTATGTCCGTGGCACCGATTGTGGTACAGCTCATTCAAGCAATTATTCCTGTGATATTGCAAATTGTCACAAGTATTTTGCCGATCTTCCTAAAGGCGGCACAGGCTATTTTCCCTGTAATCTTGCAAGTTATACAAGCGGTCATTCCGGTTGTCCTAGCCGTGCTCATGTCGATTATTCCGGTTATCTTGCAGATTGCCAAAATGATTATCCCGTTAATTCTGCAGGCTGTTCAAATGGTCTTTCCGTTGGTCTTGAAGATCATCCGAGCGGCTATACCAATTGTTATTACAACCTTAAAATTAGCGGTCACCATCATTAGAACTGTCTTGGTTCCGACCATTCAGTTCATACTGAAAATCGTTCAAATTGTTTTTCCAGCGATTCTAAAAGTCATCAAAAACGCCATCCAAATCATTATCAATATCATTAAGCTGTTTACAGCTATCTTAAAAGGTGATTGGAAAGGCGCTTGGGATGCGATTAAAAAAATCGTATCATCGGTCTGGAATATCATTAAAACAACCATTTCAACAGCTGCTAATACTATAAAAACAATAATTACAAACATTTGGAATAGCATAAAATCAGTTACTTCATCCGTATGGAACGGCATTAAGAGTGCGATGATAAAACCAGTCGAATCGGCCAAAAATACGATTAAAACTGCAATTGATAAAATCAAAGAATTTTTCACTGCATTGAAACTAAAAATACCGAAAATTGAACTTCCAAAATTGCCGAAATTCAGCATTGAAGGAAAGTTTAGTTTAACACCGCCACAAGTTCCGAAATTGAAAGTGAATTGGAATGCGGAAGGCGGTATTTTTAAGAAACCAACGATTTTTAATACAGCTAACGCAGGACTTCAAGGCGTTGGAGAAGCTGGAGCTGAAGCGATACTTCCTCTCACTGATCAAGTTCTTGGGAAAATCGGCGCAATGATTGCTAAAACGACGGGATATCAAAATAATTTAAGTGCAGCTCTAGCTGAAACCAATTCTGGGAGCCGGCAAATTTATATTGAAATAGGAACCTCTGACGTCTATTTAGATGGCAGGGAAGTTGGCAAAATTATTTGGAAGCCAGTTAAGGAAAACATCGATTTTTACAGCAACAGAGGAATGAGATTTAGGGGGGGAGAGTAATGAAAAGCCCATTGAACTTTCAAATCAAAAAAGGCGGAAACACATACGATATGCATGAGTTGGGAATATGGGTGGCCTCTTTTCATATATATTCCCCAAATCTCACCAGGAACAAGTTATCTATTCCTGGCAGACCCGGCGCTTATCTTGTTAGTACGCAGGAAGATGAGCGCCACGTTCGTATTGTTTTACAAATCGAAACGGACGATATTAGTGAATTGAATGAGCTGAAACATATAATCTTTGACTTGTTTTATAGCGATCAAGAATTTTCGATTGTTCGCGATATGACACCGGGCAAAGAAATGTTTGTAATTCAAGAAGGGGAATATGATATTGAAAACGTAAGTGATTCGGATGGGGAATTTGAAATTACATTGACCATGTTGAACCCGTACCTATATGGCCCAAGAAAATCCATGCCAATTGACCCAGCCAATCCGATCGTCCTTGCGTATAAGGGAACCGCACCAGGGAAGCCGATTTTTCGTTTTAACGTAACACAACCCACTACCATGATCGAATATGCAAATGGAGAAGAATATATGGCGATTGGTCAGCCAGATTCCGTAGATAGCGCTCCGTACCACCCTTATACATCAATTTTGGTGGATGAGCTGCAATCAACCGTAGGCTGGGCCCGATCTTCGATTCCATTGGATCTTGGAGCGAATGTAGGTGAAATGATTTCGTTTGGCGAGGAATTTGGGGCAACCGATTATGGAACCGGAACCTCCTGGCATGGTCCGGCTGTCCAAAAAACATTCAGTTCGATTCAAGACTTTAAATGCCAAGTGTTTTTTAATGTCCAAGTCACTAATTCCAAACAAAGAGGAAGAGCGGAAGCGTACTTGGTTGCATCGGATTTGAGTGTAATCGGAAAAATCATCGTTACGTGTCCCAATTCATCCCAAAAAGCATCGGTTTCTGTGTATCTCAGAAACGGTACAACAACTAAATATATCCTGCATCAAGCGGATGCCTATATGAACGGCTTTCATGGCTGGGTGACAATCGAAAGAAAGGGAACGGAGTACAAGATAGAGGTAGGAACGGACGGCTGGGATGCCAATCTAAAATATGTTGTCTATTCAAGAGAGACATTTACATTTAGGGACTTGAACAGCGACTTCCAACGACCATTCGCGGGAGTTGTTTTGCATGTAGGAGCTTGGGCAAGTGCGCCCTTGCCGTACCGGGCGAGAATTCGTGCCGTGAAAATTTTTCGCATCAATAACCAAGAGGGAACTCCTTATATTGTGAATCCAGGGGATACTGTCGTCATTGACCATGAAAAGGAATTAATCCTTGTTAACGATGAACCCCGCGTCGATCTAAAAGATTTTGGTGCCACTTTCTTTGAACTGCGTCCAGGAGATAATACGATTGTCTGTAACCCGCCTGATGCCTTTACGGCGGAGATAGAATGGAGGGAGAGGTATCGATGATACACATATTAGATAAACAAACAGATACCATCCTCACTTTTTTGCGTACGAACGTGAGCGAAGCCATCCATGAGGAAGATTTGCGCTATACGGAAACGTTTGATTTTTCGGTATGGATGGATGAAAAAGCACAATATGTTTCTGAACGAAATCGAGCCATTATTCAAGCGGATGATGGCTCTTATCGTGAGTTTATTATTCGAAAAACGCAAGAAGATAGAAACCTTGTGACTGCTTTTAGTGATGCCTCTTTTCTAGATTTAGACCGGCAAAGAATCATCAGTCCCGTCACGCTGTATGGCCAAACAATTGAAAGTGCAGCCAACTACATCTTGAGCGGAACCGAATGGCAGTTGGGGATTGCCGAACACTTCGGCTCACAAAAAATCGTATTTGACAGTCACATAGGAGCTTTTCAAGCGCTAAAACATATTGCGAGCAATTTTAATTGTGAGATGCGCTTCCGTGTAGAGATCAAAGGAAATAAGGTCACTGGAAGATATGTGGACTTTTTCAAACGACGCGGACAATTCCGGGGAAAAGAAGTCACATTCGGAAAAGATTTAATGGATATTCGCAGGATCGAAGAAAGCGCGGATATAGTGACGGCCCTCCTTTGCATTGGTCCTGAACAACAAGATGGAACGCGACTCACTACCACAGTGGTGGACAATGACGCTCTCCAGCGCTTTGGAAGAAACGGAAAGCATCTGTGGGGAATATATGAAGCGGATACAAACGAACAAAATCTCTCAATAGAACGTTTAACCGAGTTAGGGCAAACGGAACTAAAAAAACGGATTCAAAGCGTTGTACAATATGAAACCACCCAGGCTGCCCTAGAGCGCATTCCTGGATTAGAACACGAAAGAGTGTATCTG